GATATCACCATTTGGATTAACAGTCCCGGTGGAGATTGCGTTGCGGCGGCTCAAATCTACAACATGCTGATGGATTACAAAGGTTCTGTCACGGTCAAGATTGACGGCATCGCGGCTTCGGCTGCTTCCGTTATCGCTATGGCGGGTACAGAGGTTTTGATGTCACCCGTTGGCATGCTGATGATTCACAATCCTATGACGGTTGCTATGGGAGATGCGGACGAAATGGAAAAGGCCATTGAGATGCTCAGCAGTGTTAAGGACTCGATCCTCAACGCTTACGAGATCAAGACTGGACTTTCCCGTGCAAAGCTTGCACATCTTATGGATGCTGAAACCTGGATGGACGCCAACAAGGCGCTTGAACTCGGTTTCATTGACGGCATTCTTGCCCGTGAATCTACGGTTCAGGCAACAGAAGCAGTGACTGACGAGGAGACAACGTCCGAAGAGGACAACCCCGAAACCAAAAATGATGCACCCAAGGCATCAATGCTGTATTCACGCAAAGCGGTGGAGACCAACTTAAAGAACAAGCTGCGTAACCATATGATTGCGGAAGCGGCAAAAATCGCGCCCAAAGAGGCAAAACCCGAAGGTCGCAAGGTAGATGACCTTTACGACCGACTCAATCTTTTGAAATATTAAACAGGAGGAAAACATTATGACTATTACTGAACTTCGCACCAAGCGTGCAAAAGCGTGGGAAGCAGCTAAGGCTTTTCTTGATTCCCACAGAACAGAGAAGGGCACTCTCTCTGCAGAGGATGATGCAACCTATTCTCGTATGGAAGCCGAAATCACCGATCTCGGCAAGGAGATCTCCCGCATGGAGAGACTTGAGGCTATGGACCAGGAAATGTCCAAGGCTACCAGTACTCCCATCACCGCAAAGCCTGATGCCTCTGCGGCAGACATGAAGACTGGCAGAGATTCCGAGAACTACAAGTCCGCTTTCTGGAACACCATGCGTACTGCTCCCGGCGGTATTGTGAGAAACGCACTCACTCTTACCCCCGATACCGATGGCGGTTATCTCGTTCCTGATACCTTCGAAAAGACCCTCGTTCAGACTCTCAATGACACGATGGTCATCCGTAAGCTTGCACACGTCTTCAAGACCGCTTCCGGTTCTCACAAGATTCCCGTGCTTGAGACCAGAGCAAAGGCGGCTTGGACGGATGAGGGTGAGACCATTGCCGAAACTTCCGAGACCTTTGGTCAGAAGAATATCGGTGCTCATAAGCTCACTGCACTCATTAAGGTATCCGAAGAGCTTCTTCACGATTCTGCATTCGACCTTGAGGCACACTTCCGTACCGAGTTTGCCGCACGTATGGGTGAGGCAGAGGAGGAAGCATTTATTACCGGTGACGGTGTAGGCAAGCCTTTCGGTATCCTTCACGATACCGAGGGAGCAGAGGTAGGTATTACTACTGCTTCCGCTACTGCGATTACCGCAGACGAGCTCATTAAGCTCTACTATTCGCTTCGTGGTCCTTACAGAAGCAATGCTGTATGGATTCTCAACGATGCTACCGTTGCACAAATCCGCACTCTCAAGGATTCCAATGGTCAGTATATCTGGCAGACCGGTCTCAAGGATGGCACTCCCGACACACTTCTCGGCAAGCAGGTAATCACCACTCCCTATATGCCTATCGTGGCAGGTGGCGCTAAGCCTGTTGCTTTCGGTGACTTCCGTAAGTACTGGATTGGTGACCGCGAGGGTATTACCTTCAGACGTCTCAACGAGCTTTATGCTGCTAACGGACAGGTTGGCTTCCTTGCTACCAAGCGCCTCGATGCAAGAGTGGTTGTGCCCGAGGGCATCAAGGTCCTTCAGATGAAGGGCACTTCCGGCACCTAATAGAGAAGGGAGGTAACGGTGATGGAAGCTCTGCTTTTGAAGCTCAAGCAAAACCTTATTCTTGAACATTCGGCTGACGACGCTCTTCTGCAAAGCTACATCACCGCCGCCGTGGCTTACGCAGAAAGCTATCAGCATATCCCCGAAGGAACTTATAAAGAAACCGCTATGCCTGCCACAACGGAGCAAGCCATAATTATGCTTGCCTCTCATTTCTATGAGTCCCGTGACGGGAGCACAGGCGGTTTCTTTGCCGATAACCCCCAAGCAGCAAACCAAGTATGGAACACGGTCAATCTGCTCCTTCGCCTTGACCGAGATTGGAAGGTGTGATTATGTCTTTCGGCAAAATGAATACCTTCATCGACCTCGGCATTTTCAAAAAGGTGAAGGATGCGGAGGGCTTCGCTACATCCGTTTATGAAGGTGTGGCTTCTGTTCGTGCCTACCGCGAAGGACGGCACGGCTCACAGCGTTGGGCTAATCTTGCAGCCTTTTCGGAGGCAACCGACCTCTTCCGTTTCCGTATTATCCCCGGTACTACAATAACCACAGACCACATCCTTTACTGTGATGGAGAGAAATTCGATATTACCTCCGTTGAGGATGTCAAAGGTCGAGGAATGTATATCGAGGTTCTGGCAAAGAAGGTGGTGTCCACCAATGGCTAAAGTCGATATCAAAATGCCCGATGACTTCCTTGAAAAGCTCTCAAAACTTGGCTCTCATACCGACGAGATTTCCGAGAGAGTTCTTGAAGCCGGGGGCGAGGTGGTTCTTGCGAGAATTCGCACCAATCTCTCCTCCGTAGTCGGCAGAGACACCAAAGTGGAATCACGCTCCACGGGTGAGCTTGAACGGTCCCTTGGTATGTCAAAGGCACGTGTTGACCGAAACGGCAATCACAACATCAAGATTGGCTTTGCCGAGCCTCGATCCGATGGGGACAGCAACGCCAAAATCGCCAACATCCTGGAATACGGACGACACGGTCAGCCTGCAAAGCCTTTTTTGAAGCCTGCGAAATCAAGCTCAAAATCTGCGTGTGAAGCGGCTATGAAACAGAAACTTGAGGAGGAAATCAGCAAATTATGAGTGTTCTTGCAGACTTAAACGCAACCTTGGGAAAACTCGGCATTCCGCTTGAAACCGGTGTATTCACGGAAACGGCCCCCGACAAATATATCGTGGTCGTACCTCTTGTGGATACCTTCGGTGTAAATGCCGACAACACCCCAACCTATGACGTACAGGAAGCCCGCATCTCCTTGTACAGCAAAGTCAACTACGGTGCGGACAAAAACAGAATTGTTCGGCTTCTTATTACCGATGACTTCACCATTACCGGGAGGCAGTACATCGGTTATGAAACCGAAACGGGATATCACCATTATGTGGTCGATGTCGCAAAACACTATGAAATGGAGGAATAAAATCAATGGCTACAATCGGTCTTGATAAACTTTACTATGCCAAGATTACCGAGGACAAGGACGGCAACGAAACCTATGAAACTCCTACTCCCTTGGCAAAGGCTATGACCGCCGACCTTTCGGTGGAACTTGCAGAGGCTACTCTGTATGCGGACGATGGTGCTGCGGAAATCGTCAAGGAGTTTAAGAGCGGTACGCTCTCCCTTGGTATTGATGACCTCGGTGCCGCCATCGCATCCGATCTTACTGGTGCAACCATCGACTCGGACGGTGTAATTATCTCTACGCAGGAAGACGGCGGTGCTCCTGTTGCCGTAGGCTTCCGTGCAAAGAAGGCTAACGGCAAGTACAAGTATTACTGGCTCTACAGAGTCAAGTTCGGCATCCCCGCTACCAACCTTGCAACCAAGGGTGATAGCATTACCTTCTCCACTCCTACCATCGAGGGTACTATTTTGCGCCGTAACAAGATTGACGGTGCGAACAAGCATCCCTGGAAGGCAGAGGCTACCGAGGGCGATGCAAAGGTTAGTGCAGACATTATCGCTAACTGGTATAAGCAAGTGTACGAACCCAACTACGGCGCACAGTCGCCCAACTAAGGAGGTAACCTATGACTACTGACAGAACCGCTATCATCACCATTGGCGGCGATGAATACTCTCTCGTTCTCACTACAAAGGCTACCAAGGAAATCGCAGGTCGTTACGGCGGTCTTGAGAACCTTGGCGATAAGCTGATGAAGTCCGAGAACTTTGAAATGGCTATCGGTGAGATTGTATGGCTTATCACTCTTCTCGCCAACCAGGCAATCCTCATCCATAACCTCAAGCATAAGGATGCCCCCAAGGAACTCCTCACCGAGGATATGGTTGAGCTTCTTACCGTTCCGGCAGATCTCGCAACGTATAAAACCGCTATCACCGAGGCTCTCTACAATGGCACCAAGCGTAATGTTGAGAGCGAGGCAGACCCAAAAAACGCGGTGGTCGGGTAAGTGACGAAGAGTTATTTACTCGACTCCTTTACTACGGCATCGCCCATCTTCATTTAACCATTGATGAGGTCGGGCTGATGCCTTTTGGTTTGCTTCTCGATCTTTGGGAATGCCACAAGCAATTTAACGGCATCTCCAAGCCCAAGCGTGAGCATTTTATCGACGATATCATCCCGGACGGAATCTAACGAAAGGTGGTGGTTAAATGGCAGATAACTTCGGTCTAAAAATTGGGCTTGAAGGCGAGAAGGAATTTAAGAATTCTCTTGCCGAAATCAACCAATCCTTTAAGGTTCTCGGCTCGGAAATGAAGCTGGTGGAATCGGAGTTCGACAAGAACGATAAGTCTGTCGAAGCTCTCACCGCCCGCAACGAGGTTCTCGGTCGACAGATTGATGCTCAAAAGGAGAAAATCCAAGTTCTCCGTGCTGCCCTTAAAAACGCAGCCGATTCCTTCGGTGAAAACGATAAGCGTACACAGGCGTGGCAGATACAGTTAAATAACGCAGAAGCTGCCCTCAACGGAATGGAACGTGAGTTAAAAAGCAATAACGATGCCATTGAAAACTCCGGCGAGGGTATGGAAGACGCGGGCAAGGCTACCGACCAGTTCGGCAAGGAAATCGATGGTGCAGCCAAAGAAGCCGATAAAGCCGGTCCCTCCTTTGAGGGGCTTGGTACGGCTTGTAAGGCAACCGCCGCCGTCATAACCGCTGCCTTCGCTGCTGTGTCTGCTGCCGCCATCGCTGCCGGAAAAGCCCTTGTGGATATGGCTACAGAGGGTGCGGCTTACGCTGATGGTGTCCTTACTACCGCAACGCAGACAGGCATTGCAACCGATAAGCTCCAAGAGTATATGTATGCCGCCGAGCTTGTGGACGTCTCTACCGAAACGCTCACCAAGTCTATGGCGAAAAACATAAAATCGATGGCTACGGTTACCGATGTTGTCAGTGAAGCCACGGTGGATATGGATAAACTCGCAAAGGCAGAAGCCAAGGCACAGACGGCACAACTCAATCTTCAGAAGGCGCAAATAGCCTATGACGAAGCCGTCAAGAAAAGCGGTGATGCCGTTGCCAAGGCTTACTCCACAGTTGAGGATGCTATGTTCGGCGTTGAATCCGCCCAGCTTTCCTATAACGCCGCCGTTGAAAAGAACGGTGCGGACTCCGAACAGGCACAGAAGGCAGCAATTGCCCTCGAAAAGGCACAAAGCAAACTTGCCTCTGCCCAGGATACCTACAATACGGCTCTTGCGGAAAGCGGTGAGGCTTCCGCTTCTGTGCAAAAGGCAGCGATTGCCCTTGAGCAAGCACAGCTTAACCTTGCTACTGCCCAGGCTGATGTGACGAGTGCTTCACAGCCCGTTGCTCCCAAGATGAACGAAATGTCCGAGGCTTACCATAAGCTCGGTGTTGCCGTTTATGATGCCGAGGGCAATATGCGTGACAGCGATACCGTGTATTGGGAAATTATCGACGCCCTCGGTAAAATGGAAAATGAAACCGAACGCGATGCTTTGGCTATGACCATCCTCGGCAAATCCGCACAGGAACTGAACCCTCTTATCGAAGCGGGTGCGGAGCGAATGGCGGAGCTTGGCAAAGAGGCACAAGAAGCCGGATATGTTCTGGGCGATGAAGCTTTGAACGCATACGGTGCCCTTGATGACCAATTGCAATACCTCTCCGTTGGTGCTACCGCAGCGAAAAACGCTCTCGGCACCATTCTTCTTCCTGTACTGACCGAGCTTGCATCGGACGGTGTGGGACTTCTCGGTGAGTTCACAAACGGCATAAAGGATGCACAAGGTGACCTTGGAAAAATGGGTGAAGTCATCGGCGATATCATCCCCAAGGTTATCGATGTGTTTATGGAGCATCTCCCGCTACTGCTTGACCTCATCGTTACGATGGTAACGTCACTCGGTCAAGCCATTGTGGACAATCTCCCCATCATTGTCGATTCGGCAACGCAGATCATCTTTACGATTCTGAACGCCTTGATATCGGCATTGCCACAAATCGCAGACGGTGCCTTACAGCTCGTACTTGGTCTTGTGGACGGTATTATTTCCAACTTACCGATGCTCCTCACCACGGCAATCCAAGTGGTGCTGACGTTGGTACAAGGTATCACGGAAGCAATACCGCAGCTCATTCCTGCGATTGTCGAAGCCCTCACCCAAATCGTACAAATCATCATCGACAACCTTCCTTTGGTTCTCGATGCCGCATTACAGTTGGTAACGGCGCTTGCAGAGGGTATTCTCAACGCTATCCCCATTCTACTTGATGCACTTCCCAACCTCATACAATCGCTCCTCGATTTTATAATGGGGGCAATCCCACAGATTATCCAGGCTGGCATTAAGCTCATCACCTCGATTGTCGGTGCGTTGCCGAAGATTATAAAAACCATCGTTGCAGCGATTCCACAAATTATCAAGGGGCTCCTTGAAGCAATTATCAATGCGATCCCCCTTATCATCGAGGCAGGTATTGCTTTGATAACTTCGCTGATCGGAGCATTGCCGGAAATCATCGAAACGATTATCGCGGCTATCCCCGAGATTATAGATAACATCCTAACCGCCGTCCTCGGTGCGATACCGATGATTATTGACGCGGGCATTCAGCTTATCACCTCCCTCATCGGAGCGTTGCCCACGATTATAGAAACCATTGTGAATGCCATCCCGGTTATTATCAACGGTATTCTGCAAGCGGTAATGAATGCCATCCCCCTTCTTATCGAAGCGGGCATACACCTCATTACCTCCCTTGTAGCGGCTCTACCCGAAATCGTAATTACTGTGGTTGAAGCAATCCCGGTTATTATCGAAGGCGTGCTGAATGCGGTTATCGGTGCGGTGCCGTTGATTATTGATGCGGGCATTACGCTGATAACCTCCCTTATCGGTGCTTTGCCTGAAATCATCTTCACAATTGTCCAGGCTATCCCAGAAATCATCGTAAGCGTTATCGACACCTTGCTCGGTATGATACCGATGATTATCGAGTGTGGAATCACGCTCCTCACTTCGCTGATTACAGAGCTTCCTCGAATCATTATCAGCATCGTTGCTTGTTTGCCCGATCTTATCAACGGCATCATCAACGGTCTTCTTGGAAGCATCGATAAGTTTATCGAGGCGGGCGTTGACCTCTTTATGTCCCTTATTACCAACCTTCCTGCCATCATCATCGAACTTGTGAAGTCTATGCCGAAGATAATCTCCTCCTTGGTGAGTGCGCTT